TCTTGAGCTTTGGAATGTTGGAACCTTGCAAGCTTGGCTTGCTGCTCACCTTCTTTCTTGCGCCCTTTTTCATCCTTTTCAGCAGCTTCCATGTCATACACTTGTTCTTCGCGTTTAACTTTATGCGCAGCACCTTGAGCAGAATATTCTGCTTCTTTGGCGCGTGCTTCAGCTTCGCGTGCATTTGCGTCAGCCATCTTGGCTTCTGCATCTGCTTTCATGACATCAATGACGGCTTGTAATGCAGACTTGGCATCATCATCAGCTTCCATATCACCTTCTTCACCACCAATACCTTCTAAATCTTCTTCGTCGCCAAGACCTAATTCGTCACCAGCAACTTCAGCACCGCCTTCGCCACCTTCCATGCCACCTTCCATGCCACCAGCAGGAGCAGCTGCTCCACCTTCGGCACCAGCATCGGGAGCAACAACTTCTTGCTCTTCTTCTTCGTCGGTTTCAACACCCGGCCATTCTACATTAACGATATCAAATTTATCTTTTAATTCATATAGAATTTCTGCAATTTCTTTCGCACCAGTATTTTCGGCATCTGGGTCGCCATCATCAGCAAGTTGTCCTGCCAGCATCGACGCTAAAGTATCTTCAAATTCTTCTGCTTGGTCTGTCTTAACAAATACTTTTACAAGATTGCCTTCATCATCTTCAAGACCAAATGCTGTGGTATCGTCGTTCATACGCTCTTGCTTTTGGGCAGAATCTATTTTGGATAATACGTCAGATGCATCAAAATCGTTCTTTCCGTGGTCTACGCCTAATGATTCTAAGAAACTTCCTTTAGCTTTCATAGTTTCCATGTTTATAACACGCTTCAAAACGTTTCGTTTCTCGCCATTTACAACACCACCTGCAAACAAGGTACCTTCTTTCTGTATCTTGCGTTTCTTCTTGGGTTTGTAATCAGCAACAGTTTCATGACCGCCACCAGTGGATATTCCACCAGCACCTGTAGCACCAGCTGCCATATCTTCTATAAAGGTTTTCAATAAAGACATAATATTTCCTAAAATTGTGTATATTCTTCTACTATTTATACGTTTTAGATTATGGGGTTACATTTTTATAGAGCAAAAAAATCCCCATCAAAGGGGATTTTTAGATTTAAACCGAAAAGAAACTTATTCGGCAGCAGCAACAGCTTCATTAGCAGCAGCTTCTGTATCCGCAGCAGCAGCTTCGTCTGTGGTAACGTTAGCTTCTGTCGCAGCAGCGGCAGCAGCGGCAGCAGCGGTTTCTTCACGCACTTTCGCCACGATTTGTGCTGAAAGTGTTTGTTTTGCTGCTTGGAGAATAGCTAATTCGCCTCGTGCGTCAGATTCTTTCTGATTCCAAGCGTTGTATACTTCCACAAGAGCCTGAACGTCTTCGGAAAGGCTTTCTACGGCGTATGGTGTTTCGTCGATGTTAAGGACGGTAATGTCGTTTACTGTTGGCATATTATTCTCCTATTTTATTGTTATTATTATGCATAAGTTATTTTATTTATCAAAGTGTACAGTTAGTGAGCATATCCATCAGCTTGTTGCCGCTAGGCTGTTCTGCTGGTGCTTCATCACTCAATAACTCATTGGATTTATCTGTATTTTGCTTTAGATTAATTTCCAATGGTTTTGATTGGTTGTTATCATCTTCATCGATGATTCGTAAGAATTGTGGGTCCCATTTGAGATGTACTTGTGTACCAAGACCGTCACTGTTTCGGGTTTTTTGTAATATGAATATTATCTTATTCATGGCTCGCATCTGGTCTGTAAATATAATAGACCAATATACGTCTGTTTCGTTAATTTTACTCATACCACCCGCAATCTGTGAATGGTCGTGGTCTGTTGCGCCTACAGCACTTCGGTTAAGTTGTGACGCTGTGGCAATGAACATGTTGTTGTCAACGCCAATATCTCTAAGTTGTTCAGCACACCGTTTATCTTTTTCAAAAACGTTATCAGCAGAAACCTGTTCGTTGGGTGACATTTTGTCAAGGTAGTCCATGACTAACATATCAGGCATCATGCCGTAATGTAGATTATATTCCTTTAGATATGCCCGAACTTGATATGCGCTTGTACCTGATGGCATATGAACGATATCTAAGATACCATTCTTTTCGTTTTCACCTGCGGCTGTAACTCTAGTGGCAATCGCTTCTGTATTTTCCTTCCATACTTTCCGACCAATACCAGAAAACATAGTATCAAAACGCTGCGCAACAACATCTTCCGATAGTTCTAATGATATGTAGAGAACGTTTAATCCGTTGTTTACGAAATTGAACCCAAGGTTAGCAAGTACTAGTGATTTACCACCACCAGAGTTGGCTGACACCAATAGCATTTCTTTTCGTGATATTCCACCAAACAATGCTTCATCGATATCAGACCACATTGTGGGTGATGTTGGGTTTTCGTTTAACATCCGCTCCAGTCTAGCATCAACATCTTCGAAGTACCTAAGACCCAATTCGTTGGTCAGTGAAACCATCACGGCATCCTTGACTACTTCTTCGGCTTCGGCATACTTTCCTTCTTTGATTAAAGCAGGTAGTGCATTGGAGGCTTTACGCATCGCGGAATGTTTACAGAACTTTTCTATTTCTGCCGCGCAATATTTAATTTCATCTGTTTTAATATCATGTAGTTCGAAATCAACACCAGACTCCGCCACAAGCTGTACTGGACTAGGCGTCGCACTGTACTCATCGTAATATTCTTTAATGAACGACACGGCTTGCCTAAATTCAGGGTCAAAGTAATCAGAGACTACTATATTCTGGCAAAGGGCAAACGTATCAGTAGAAGATATTAAATATTCTATTAATAGTTTTTGCTTTTTTGTATCCATTTTTTATTATTATTATTGTAGCACAGACCTTATAGGTGGATATGTATCTTGTATGATTTCCTTTTCGGCGAAAAATTCACCCGTGTCATATACTAATGAAAAATTGTTATTAGATGAATCTACGTCAAATACGTCAATGTATTGGGTTGTGATTTTATCTATATTATCGAATGGGTCACTCGCAATCAGAATATATACTTCATCCTGCGCAATCGTTCTTGTTGTAAATTCTTGTGGGGAACCAGCATCTGCGATATCAACGAACCTGAAAGTGGAGCCTGAACCAATAGTTTCATCACTCATTTCTGTAATTAATGCATTGAAGCTTCGTACCGTATAGGTCTTGCCTTTGATAATTACCTTATTAATGTCACTCCACGCAGACTGTGTGCCAGTTTCATTTTCGTCAGCATTATATGTATGCGTTATTAATGCGTTGGTCGTCGTCGTATACTCAACGCCAAGACTTACTGCCTCTGGTTCATCAACTGTAGATATCCTTGTGGCAATTGCAATATCACCTTCAAGTGATAGTTGCTGCAATTCTTCCGTTGATATATTCAAACCAACAAATGGTCGTAGTAAATCTGGGTCGGACTGCCGTGCCACTAATTGGGCTAAACCCGAAACGGCAGTATCAAATTTAAGGATAATGTTATCAGAATCGACAATGACAGTATCAACAGGAATAATTTCCAGTTGATTATCAGGGTCTTCGTTCGTTGGGGCATCAATAAAAACAGAGATTGATGGAAACGTACCAAGGTCATGGTTTACAATCCAGTTTTCACGCTCAATTGTTTGTTCATGATTGTATAAGACTTTACGTTGCCGCCAGTCGTCAAGACCAGCTACTTGGTCTGGTAGTCTACCTCGAACAAAGTCGGCAAGAACCTTCGTTTGGTACAACTTCCCACGACAACCGTGTGTAATTGTACAACGTTGAATGTTTTCTAACCCTTTGATATTTTGTTCAAGTTCAATGTCACGTTTACAAACGTCACATTTATAGACTACTATTGCCATGATTCCCTCTTAGCTTATGCTAATTGTATATTTGAAGTAGCTTTAATATAAGAATCTTCCAATGCTTTTGGTAATTCTACTGGCTCTGCAACAATGAATGCGGTATAAATTTTAATATCGCTTTCAGAATCTGTTACT